TGCTTGACAGTTTTGGCGGAATCGGCACCACTTTGATTGCTGCAGAAAAGAATGGGCGCCATTCTTGCTTGATGGAACTCGACCCCAAGTACGTCGATGTAATAATCAAACGCTGGCAAGACTTCACCGGCAAGACAGCCACACACGCAGAAACCAACCAACCTTTCGCGGAGGTTACACATGACAAGCAAGAAACAGGCCACTGAAAAACCGACTCTAGAAAAGAAGAGCAACAACGGCGGCGCTCGTCCAGGCGCAGGCCGCCCAGCCTTCGAGCCCACAGCAGCCGAGCGCAAGCAGGTCGAGGCCTTGTCAGGCTATGGCCTGCCCATCGACCAGATCGGCGCACTGGTGCGCGATGGCATCCACGTTGATACGCTCAGGGCGCACTTCGGTCCCGAATTGGTGTCCGGCAAGTCAAAGGCCAACGCCCAGGTTGGCAAGAACCTGTTCCAGAAGGCGACTGGCGGCGATACCACAGCCATGATCTGGTGGAGCAAAACCCAGATGCGCTGGGCAGAGACTCAGAAGCATGAGCTCACCGGCGCAGATGGCGCGCCGCTGGAGTTCGCCAAGATCGAGCGCGTGATTATCAAGAATGGGTAAGGTTCTTCAACTCAAGACCCCAGAATGGTCACTCCCCCTCCTAGAGGCCAGCCGCTACAAAGGGGCCTGGGGCGGCCGAGGTTCGGGCAAGTCTCATATGTTTGCCGAGATGATGCTCGAAGAACATATCATCAACCAGGCGCAATCTAGTGTTTGCGTGCGCGAGATTCAGAAATCCTTGAATCAATCGGTTAAGCGCCTGCTGGAGATGAAGATTCAGGAGATGAATGCTGGCGCGTACTTTGAGGTTCAGGATGCGGTCATCAAGTCGAAGAAGGCCGACGGTCGCATCATCTTCCAGGGCATGCAGAACCACACGGCGGACTCGATCAAGTCACTGGAGGGCTACGACCGCGCCTGGGTTGAGGAGGCGCAGAGCCTGAGCCAGACCAGCCTAGACCTGCTCCGGCCAACGATCCGCAAGCCTGGCAGTGAGCTGTGGTTCACCTGGAACCCCCGCCAGGCCAGCGACCCGGTGGACCTGCTGCTGCGTGGTCCTACGCCGCCAAAGGACGCAACCGTCATCCGGGTGAACTATGCCGACAATCCGTGGTTCCCGACCGTCCTCAAGGACGAGATGGAGTACGACAAGCGGCGCGACCCGGACAAGTACCAGCATGTCTGGCGCGGAGAGTACCTCCAGAACAGTCAGTCTAGGGTGTTTCGGAACTGGCGGATCGAGGACTTCGATGCACCGCCGGACGCGATCCACCGGCTCGGCGCGGACTGGGGCTTTGCCGTTGACCCGACCACGCTGGTGCGCTGCCATATAATTGGGCGAACACTGTACATCGACTTTGAAGCCTACATGGTGGGCTGCGAGATCGTCAACACGCCTGAGCTTTTTATGCAGGTGCCAGAGGCCGAGAAGTGGCCTATCGTGGCCGACAGCGCCAGGCCGGAGACGATCAGCCACATGCGGCGCAACGGTTTCCCTAAGATCATGACGGCGGTCAAAGGGCCGCGTTCGGTCGAGGAAGGCATCGAGTTTTTGAAGAATTACACCATCGTCGTGCATCCTCGGTGTACGCACACGATTGACGAGTTGACGCTTTACAGCTATAAGACTGACCCATTGACCGGCAAGATTCTTCCCGTGCTCGAGGACAAGAAAAATCACGTGATTGACGCGCTTAGGTATGCTTGCGAAGCGGTGCGGCGTGCAAATACAGTAAAACCGCAGACCGTCATCCCGATGGCGACCGTCAGCAAATGGTGAGGAACTAAGATGGCCAGAATGTCCAACGATCAACGCATTGCCAACTTGCACACCGAGGCGCTGGCGCAGTTCAACGACATTCAGAGCGCGATGCGCGATGAGCGCCTGCAGTGCCTGCAGGATCGGCGCTTCTATTCGCTCTCCGGCAGCCAGTGGGAAGGCCCGCTCTGGGACCAGTTCGAGAACAAGCCCAAGTTCGAGGTGAACAAGATCCACCTCTCGGTGATCCGCATCATCAACGAGTACCGGAACAACCGCATCACGGTGGATTTCGTCAGCAAGGACGGCGAGGAGAACGACAAGCTGGCCGACGTTTGCGACGGCCTGTACCGTGCCGATGAGAATGATTCGGTGGCCAACGAGGCATACGACAACGCATTCGAGGAGGCGGTCGGTGGCGGGTTTGGAGCCTGGCGGCTGCGTACCGCCTACGAGGACGAAGAGGACCCCGAGGACGATCGGCAGCGCATCAAGATCGAGCCGATCTTCGACGCCGATAGCTCGGTGTTTTTCGACCTCGGCGCCAAGCGCCAGGACAAATCGGACGCCAAGTACTGCTTCGTTGTCACCAGCATGACCCGCCAAGCGTACAAGGATACCTGGGGCGATGATCCGACCGACTGGCCCAAGATCATCCACCAGTACGAGTTTGACTGGTGTACGCCTGACGTTGTCTACGTCGCCGAGTACTACAAGGTCGAGGAAAAGAGCGAGACCATCCGCATTTTCCAGACCATCACCGGCGAGGAGGAGCGCTACAGCCAGGCGGACTTTGCCAACGACGACACGCTCGAGGAAACCCTGCTGGCGGTCGGCAGCCTGGAGGTTCGCCAGAAGCGCGTCAAGCGGAAGAAGGTCCGCAAGTACGTCATGTCAGGCGGCAAGGTGCTTGATGACGCCGGCTACATCGCCGGCAAGTGCATCCCGATCGTTCCCGTCTTCGGCAAGCGCTGGTTTGTGGACAACATTGAGCGCTGCATGGGTCACGTGCGCCTGGCCAAGGATGCCCAGCGCCTGAAGAACATGCAACTTTCCAAGCTCGGCGAGATCAGCGCCTTGTCATCGGTCGAGAAACCGATACTGGTGCCCGAGCAGGTCGCCGGCCATCAGATGATGTGGGCCGAGGATAACCTCAAAGACTATCCGTACCTGCTCATCAACCCGGTCACCGACCAGAACGGCAACCAGGCTATCAGCGGGCCAGTCGCTTACACGAAAAGCCCCAACATCCCGCCCGCTATGGCGGCACTGCTCCAGATCACCGAGCAGGACATGCAGGATATTCTTGGCAACGCTCAGGGAGCGGACAAGATGGTCAGCGGCATCTCCGGCAAAGCGGTCGAGATGATCCAGACCCGGGTGGACATGCAGACCTTCATCTACATGAGCAACTTCGCCAAAGGGATGAAGCGCTGCGGCGAGATTTGGCTGTCCATGGCCAAAGACGTCTACACCGAGAGCAAGCGGCGCATGAAAACGCTCACTCAGACCGGCGAGACAGACATTGTGGAGTTGATGCAGCCAACGATTGACCAGGAAACTGGCGAGATCAAGATGGCCAACGACCTCGGTGCTGCCGCGTTTGACGTCAACGTTGACGTTGGCCCATCCAGCAGCAGCAAGAAGGCCGCAACGGTCCGCGCTCTCACCGGAATGCTCCAGATCACCCAAGACCCCGAGACGGCCCAGGTGCTCGGCGCCATGGCGATGATGAACATGGAAGGCGAGGGCATCGAGGATGCGAATTCGTACTTCCGCAAGAAGCTCCTGCGCATGGGCGTTGTCCAGCCAACGGACAAGGAGAAGGAAGAGCTGATGGCGGAAATGCAAAACACGCCGCAAGACCCGAACACCATGTATCTGCAGGCCGCAGCCGCCAACGAAGAGGCCAAGGCCGCCAAGGCTCGGGCCGATACGGTCGAGACCATCGCCAACTCGGAGCTTCGGAGGGCTCAGACTCTGGAGACGCTCGGCAAGGTGGACGAGTCCGCGCAGAACATGGCGATCACCAACGCCGAGGCCGTCCAAAAGATGATCCAGGGCCAGGGCGCGTGATCTATTGTCAGATGCTCTAAAATAGTTCAGAATGTATCAACGGCATCCGCCCAGCCGTTCTAAATGGGTGAGTTTGATGGGGTCAAAATGAAGCAGGCAGATATTGGAGAGGACGACCAAGACACTGGCGTTATTGAGGACAGCCCCGAGGACAGCAGCGATCCAGTTGCCGACCAGGAGGAGTCTGATGATGATGCCGAGGAGGAGGTTGTAGTATCCATAGGGGAGGAAGCGCCGCCTCCCGAGGAACAGACTCACGCACCGGAATGGGTTCGCGAGCTGCGCAAGTCACACCGAGAACTGCAGCGCCAGAACCGCGATCTGCAAGCCAAGCTACAAACCACGCAG